TACGCTAACATCTACAGGCACAGCTACATTCTCCTCTATAGATGTAAATGGTGGTGCGGTTGATGGAACTCCAATCGGTGCTAACTCAGCATCTACTGGTGCAGTTACAACCATATCAACAACAGGCCTAGCAACATTAAACAGCGCAACTATTAGTGGCACATCAACTTTAACAACAGTTGATATTAATGGTGGTGCAATAGACGGTACTACCATAGGAGCAACTACAGCATCTACAGTAGCTGCAACAACAGTAACCGCTAGTGGTAATGTAAATACTACTGGTGGTGAATTACAAATAAATGGCACTAATGTTTTAGAAAAAGTATATCCAGTAGGATCTGTATATATCAATGCAAGCGTAAGCACTAATCCAGCAACATTACTTGGTTTTGGTACTTGGACAGCATTTGGAGCTGGTAGAGTTCTTGTAGGTTTAGACTCAACAGATACAGACTTTGACTCAGCAGAAGAAACAGGCGGTGCTAAAACTCATACATTGACAACTAGCGAAATACCATCACATACACATACACTTGATACAAGTGATAATCCTGGTGGTACAGGTGCTATTGAAGTTGCAGGTGGAGCGCCAACTTCAACACAAACAACACAATCAACAGGCGGTGGACAAGCGCATAACAACTTACAACCCTACATAGTTGTCTATATGTGGAAACGTACAGCATAGGAGCTAAATATGGCTCTATATCCAATAACACCACCCGCAGGAATAGTAAAAAACGGTACTGATTATGCAAATACAGGTCGTTGGGTTGATGGTGATTTAGTACGTTTTGAAAATGGTTATTTAAAGCCTATTGGTGGTTGGAGAGAATTTTCAAAAAGCACTCCAATAAATTATTTAGCAGATAATACTGGTACGGTAACTACATCTTCTGGTAGTTCTACTTTAACAGTAAATACATCTACAGCTCATGGTGCTTCAGTAGGTGATACAGTTTTATTAAGTGGTTTTAATGATACTGGTGGTATTAGCGCTGATGCTATTAATAAAAGCTTTACTATAATAGGTGTGCCACTTAGCAATATTTTAACAGTAACTGCTACAGAAACCGCAACAGCTAATGCATCATCATCTTCGGCAAATGTATATTTTCCAGATACACCAATAGCCATGTATACCTACAGAAGAAATAATGGCGATAAGATTTTAGCTGTTGGTGGTAGAAGAGGTGTATATGTATTAATGAGTGATACTTGGTATGACATAACACCAGCAGGCTTTTCAGGAGATATAGTTAATACATCTAATGGTTATGGTACATACGATTACGGGGAAGAAGATTACGGTGATGCTAGAGCAACTTCTAGTTTTGCATTAAAAGTAGATCATTTTTCATTTGATAATTGGGGAGAGCATTTAGTGTTTTGTTGTTCAAGTGATGGCAAAATTTATCAATGGAGACCAGATTCAGGTGGCGGTTCACCAGATTCAGCTGGTACACAAATAACTAATTCACCAACAGGATGTCAAGCAATTATAGTAAGCCATGAAAGGCATCTAATAGCTATAGGTGCTAATAATGATCCTAGAAAAATATCTTGGTCAGATAGAGAAGATAACACCACATGGACATCTACAGCTAGAAACACCGCAGGTGATTTACAAATACCAACAGGCGGTAGAGCTTTATATGCAGTTAAATGGCAAAACGATATTATTATTTTTAGTGATGTTGGTATTAACAGATTATATTATGTAGGCTCACCTTTTGTTTATGGGATTCAAGATGCAGGTGTAAACTGTAAAGCTATCAGTCCAAGAGGTATTACATCTTCTGGTAACTTTATAGCTTGGATTGGTGAAAACTCTTTCTTTACTTATGATGGTAGTGTGAGAGAACTTAAATCAGACGTGCATGATTATATCTTTGATAACATACAAGTAAGCACACAAGCTAACAGCTTTGGTACACACAATATAGATTTTAATGAGATTTGGTGGTTTTTCCCTGTCGGAGATACTGACCAATCAACACCCAATAAATATATTATTTGGAATTATTTAGATAACGTTTGGTCAATAGGCTCGATGAATAGAACTTGTTGGATAGATCAAGGTATTTTTGATTATCCATTGTCATGTGATTCTAATGGTTTTATTTACGAACATAATAAAACAAGCTTACAAGGATCACCAGGCAGACCAGATGCACAAGTTCCTTTTTGTCAAACCGCACCTATAGAAATAGGTAATGGTGATAGAGTAGTACAAGTAAATCAAATAATACCAGATGAAGAATCTGGTACTTTACCAGGCATTACTATTGGTTTTAAAGGTAGATTTACACCACTTGGTACAGAAACAGATTTTGGTAATTTTACTTTTGAAAATGATGGTTATACTGATGCTAGATTTACTGCAAGACAGGTATCTATGAAAGTAACAGGCTCATTAACACAAGACTTTCAAGTTGGTAAAATTAGAGTAGATGGCAAGCCAAGAGGTAGAAGATGATAGATCCAGCTAGCAAGAACCAATACATACAAAGAGTTACTAATGCTAAATTAGATGTTACTGGTACTACATCTTTAGAAACTATATATACAGCTCCAAGCGGTACTGATTTTGATTTTGCTGTTGTTGAATCTATTTTAATTGGTGACGATGGCAACCAACAAACCAATATAGATTTAGCAGTAGTATCTGGTGCAACTACACATTATTTATTTAAACAGCACAATATAACAGCACACGCTACAGATGAAATGCTGACAAGAGACTTAGTTTTAACCGCAGGTGAAATATTAAAAATACAAGTAAACCATGCAAACATTAATGTATTTGTTAGTTTAGTAGAATATGCCAAAGGAGATTAATCCAGATTGGGAAAGCGAATGGGTTAGATGTAAACCCTATATTGAGAAAGCTGTAAAATATCAAGATAGCTATACAATCGAGGACATAGAAGATAAAATAAGGGAAGGAATATTCCTATTGTGGGCTGGTAAAACGTCTGCTTATGTTACAGAGTTTGTCGTATTCCCACAATATACCGCTATGAATTTATTGTTTTGTGGTGGTAATTATAAAGAGTTAGAAGCTATGTTACCGCACATAGAAGAATACGCTAAAAAATGTGGAGTAAAAAGACTCTATGGCGGTGGTAGAAAAGGATGGACTAGGAAATTAAAACATCTTGGTTTCGAAACAGAATATTTAATTAGAAAAGATTTATGAGTAAAGGAAAAACCAAAACCCAACAACAAACCACTTTGCCAGATTGGCAAATGGATCTTTTTAAAGATTATTATGAGCGAGCTAAAGAAGCTGCTGATGTACCATTTGAGGCTTATACAGGTCAAAGAGTAGCAGGCTTATCACCTCAAGAACTACAAGCCCAAGCAGCAGCACAAGGTTTATTTGGTACTGCTTTTGGTTATGATCCTACTGCACAATTACAGCAATTAGCAGGTCAAGCAGCGCCAACTTTAGGTGATGTACCGTCTTTATTAGATATGGATATAGGTGCATATCAATCACCATACCAACAACAAGTTATTGATTTAGCATTAGAAGATATTGGTAGGGCAGAAGATATACAAAGACAACAAGCTCAAGACGTGGCTATGCGTGCTGGCGCGTTTGGTGGTACTAGAGGTACTATTTATGAACAAGAAGCATTAAGACCATTACAAGAAGAAAAATTAAGAACTGTTGCTGGTTTACGACAAGCAGGATTTGAACAAGCACAAAGAGCTGCTGAAGCTGATATTGCTAGACAGCAACAATTGGCTATGCTTGCACCAGAATTAGAACTAAGAGGTAGAGCGCAACAAGCTGGTTTATTAGGCGGTTTACTTGGTGGACAACAACAAGCTTTAGGCACATTGGCTGGTTTTGGAGAACTTGGCAGAGGCCTACAACAAGCACAACAAGATTTTGCTTTCCAAGAATTTATGAGAAGGCAAGGTTATCCAGCACAACAATTAGGATTATTAGGTATGGGATTAGGAGCTATGCCGAAATTACTTGGTCAATCAGGAGTT